ACCGCTTCCGCTGGTCCGGCCCGACGAGCAGCACGCCGGCAAGTTCGTCGTGGAGGTCTCCGAACGCGGTCCGCAGGGCGGCCCGGTTCTCTTCCGTGTCCTCGCGGCGGGTGATGCACACGACCCGGTTTCCGCGGGCCTGGGCATCGGCGACGAACGACCGCCACAGCCCGGGGGCCGCGGTGAACGTGCCGTCGAAGTCGAGGGAGATCGTGAGGCCGCGAGACTCGGCCCGGTGGGCCAGGACGCTCCGGGCGTTCTTCCAGAGCGGCAGCGAGCGGATGCCCGCGGTGCTCTGCGGATAGGCCGGGTAGGTCACGGCGGAGATGTCGTAGAGGCCCGACGCGCGGAACACGGTCCGCACGACGTTGCCCTTCTCGTCCTCCGTCCAGGTCTCGCCATCGGTGGCGGTCGTGAACGCGAACGACGCCCCGGTGATCGTGCGATCCTCGACCAGCATCGCGAGGTCGCGGCCGTGGGTGGTCTGGATCGGGCGGTGGGTGTATTCCAGCCCCTTCAGCCCCTTCCGGATCTCCAGCCGACCGTTGGTCGTCCGGCCCGTGATCAGGTGCGACAGGTGATCGGTGAGGAACGGGACGTCGAGCTTGCCGCGCGGGTCGTTCGCCTTGCGGTCGACCAGGCCGTCGAAGGCCGTCGGCGCGAACTTCTCGCGGAAGCCGCCGAGGTCGACGGAGAACGAATCCCACGGCGGCGAAATCCCGGCGATGACGGGCGGCTCCCCGTCCCGCGTCTGGACGGTGATCGCCTCGGGGTAGTCGGCGGTCAGGAGGTAGCGGCGTTCGATCGTGCTGGTCATGGGTTGCCCCCCGTGGAGTCGGCAGTCATCGGCGCGGCTGACAGTTCGGCTACCCGCTTCCCGACCGTGAACTCGGTCGGCTGGTCGCCCTGGTAGACGCGGATCAGGGCCGCCGGATCGTCGGGCGTGGCCTCGATCGCGAACGGCGAGCCCTCGGTCCCAAGCGTCCCCGACGTCATCAAGTGCTCGATCACGCCGTCGCCGTCGGTCCAGTAGACGCGCTGGCCGAGCGTGAAACCGCCCGCCGACGGCACGCTCTCGCCCTGGCTGGCGGCATCGCCCGCGGTCGCCCCAGCCACCGCCCCGGCGGCCCCCTTCTGTGCCTGATTCGCCGCCATCTCCAGCGTCGAGAAGCCGAGCTGCAGGAACGTCTTGTCGGCCTCCGGCTCCTCGAGCAGCGGGAAGTCCTCCAGCTCGCGGATCTCGTTCGGCGTGATCGCCGACATGGAGAACAGCGCCCGGTACAGGTTCGCCCGGGCGACCGAATCGCCGCGGAGCAGCGCCCGGTTGTCGAGCTGGAAGAACGTGCCCTCGCCGTAGGTGTCGGCCAGCCAGAGGTTGACCGCACCCTCGAACCGCTTCTGCCACGGCAGCAGGCACCACACCTGGGCCTGGAGGTTGTCGGCCTCGGGGCTGCCGTACCGCTGGGCCTTGGCGTCACCGACGAGCGATGCCGGCACGCCCCAGTGGCTGCACACCTCGGGCAGGATGGATTCGCGGAGCTGCTGGAACTGCGACTGCTCCATCGTGTTCGACTGCATGGGCACGAGCTTGTGGCCCGGGATCATGACCGCCGGCGTGCCGCGGTTATCGCCGCCGTACATCTCGCGGAACTCGGACCGGTAGCGGGCCATGGTTGTGTCGTCCATCCGCTTGTCGGTCTCGATCACGAAGTCGGGCCGCGCCCCCTTCCGCCAGAGCGTGAGGGCCGCGCCGTCGAGCTCCCGGGCGATCGTGATCGCGGTGGCGAGCGTGTCCGTCGGGGGCGTGCCGGTGATCCCGGTGTCGCCCAGCCAGCGGAAGTGGAGGACCTCACTCTGCTGGAGCGGCATCCACTTGCCCTTCTCGTCAAGCCACTCGTATGCGAGCGAGTAGTCGGCGAGTTGCTTCACCCGCATCCGCCGCGGGTGGAGCGGGATCAGATGCGTCATCGCCCCGCGGTTGCCGGCCACGATCCGGGCGAAGCCGCCGCCGTGGAGGGCGGTCCAGAAGCCCTGGAGGGTCCAGAAGTCGAAGGGCGACTGCCACGGGTTCGGCCGCACCCGCAGGGCGTGGACCGCCTGCCGGTAGACGCTCGCCCCTGGGTCACCGAAGCCCTGGACCGCGTCGAGCGTCTTGCCAGCCAGCCGCACCTTCAGCCGGGGCGACATGCACCCGATCGACTGGGCGATGAATCGGCAGACGGAGAAGACGCTCGACACCCGGACAGCCAGCTCGGGGTGGACCCGCCGCTGCGAGACGGAACCCCAGGCGAGCGGGTCGAGGAGCGTGCTGTCCGCGATCGCGGCGCGCGTGGAAGCCCGCGACCGCCGCGAGGTGGGCCGCTTCGTCGACGGATTCGGCGGCGACCGCCTGGAGGACGGGGGCTTGGCGCGTGGCATGGCGGCCATCGTTCCAAACCGCCACCGATTGGCCCTATAGCCGCTTCACCAGAGCGGCTGCAGGAGCGGACCGTCGTAGGGCCTGTCCGCGAGGTCGTCGGCCTTCTCGATCGCCATCGCGAACGCGTTGGCCGCCGCGGACAGGCCGTCGATCTTCTCGGTACTCTTGGCCTTGTCCGGCTTGATCATGCCCGTCGTGTCCGTGTAGACGAGGCAGTGGTTCGCGTTCCACAGCAGTATCGGGCTTTCGTATCGGAACTTCCCCTCGACGACCAGGCCTTCGAGCATCTTGCAAGGGGCGTTGAGACGCGCCGTCGACTGAGCCACCGCCTTTACCTCGACGTTCTCGCGTTGGAGGAACGTCGCGAGCGGGCCGACCTGCCAAGGGTCCGCCCCGACCTGGAGGATCTGGTGGTCCTTCCCGAACGCCAGGATGTCGCGGGCCACGTGCTCGTGGTCGAGCCGCGCCCCCGGCGTCACCGTGAGCCAGCCCTCGCGGATCCAGGTCGAGTAGGGGATGCGGTCCTTCCGCTCCCGCTCGGCCACCGTCTCCTCCGGCACCCAGTACCGCATGACGGCGTCATACGATCCGTCAGCCGCCTGAAACAGGAAACACGCCGCCGTCATGTCGAGGTTCGACGCCAGGTCGACGCCGACCACGCACGGCCGTCCGGCGAGGGCCTCGGGCGGGGGCCGGCGACAGTTGGCGAAAGCGTCCCCCTTGAACCACTGCTCGTCTCGGCCGTCGGCCCAGACGTTGAGCGAGTACCGCAGCCATCGCGAGAACTTCCGCGGATCGGTGGTCGCATCCTGGTGGTCGGCAGCGAACTCCTCCTCGGCGAACGTGATCCCCATCGACGGGTTCGCCTTTCGCCACACCGCCGGGTCGGAGAAGTCGTCCTCCGGGTCGGCCGCGTAGATCAGGCCGTAGAAGCTCGGGTTGGCGGCCGGGTCGCCGCCGTGCTCGCGGCTGACGAGCTGGGCGTCCTTCCACCACTGGTAGCCGACGCCGTTCTTGTTGTCCCCGGCCGTCGAGATCGCGAGCACGAGGCCGTTGGGCGTGGCCCTGGTCGCGTAGGTGAGGGCCGCGACGAGCTCGTCGGAGCGGTGGGCGTGAATCTCGTCGATGATGACGGACCCGTTGAGCCCCTCGTTCCGCCAGGCGTCGGCCGACAGGCACCGCAGCACGTTCCCGTGCTCGCGGTTCCGGATGATGCTCTTGGAGTCGACAACCTCCAGCCGCTTCGACAGGATCGGCGAGGCCTCGACCGATCGCTTCAGCATCCGGTAGATGATGCGGGCCTGCTCGCGGTCCACAGCCGCCGGGTAGACGTCGGCCAAAGGGAAGTGGGCCGTCAGGAGGTACTCGGCCAGGGCGGCCATGAGGAAACTCTTCCCCTGTTTCTTGGGGCAGAAGATCCCGGCCCGCCGGTAGCGGAGCCGGCCGTCCGGCCGCTTCCACCCGAAGATCGGCATCACGACCCGGTCACGCTGCCAGTCGATCAGCCGCATCGGCTGGGCCGGGCCGCCGTCGGCGGACGGCACCCGGCAAAACTGCTCGATGAACCGGACGGGCCGCTCGGCGGCCTCGAGGTCGAACGCGAACCCTGGGCAGGCCTCGGGCCGATCGTCACCCGGCGAACTCTCGGAACGCGGCTTCGTCGGAGTCTTGCTCATCGTCGTTTTTCACCGTGGGCAGGCGGGCTTCGTCCGCTGCGGTCAGGCCGAACTTCGCCGCCAGTATGACGAAGTCCCGCCGCGAGTCACGGAGCAGCTTCGCCACCGGCGAGACGGCCTGGCCCTTGTCGGTGGCCGTGATCCATCCCTCGCGGTCGATCTGCTCGGCGAGCCCGCGGATGTCGGCGTGGAGGTGGCAGAGCTGGCCGAACACCTCGGCGTGTACCTGGCGGAGCCGGCCCTCGGCCGCGAGCGTCGGGGCGTGCATCTCCCAGAAGGCGGACGCCAGTGGACGGGCCTGGACGTGGGCAGGAGCCGCGACGGCCTCGGCCTCGACCGTGGCACGGGCGAGCGTGTTGCGGCCGTTGGCGGACCGCTCAGAGCGTGGATCGGGCATCGGACCGCGTCTTCCCATCTTTACACCTTGGCTGGTTTTTGGTTACCCGGCAGAAACTCGCGTAGAGGGAGCGTGGGGCTTTTGGCCTGAATGGCCGTTTTTGGCGCGCCCCACCCCGGAAAAATCACAGCACGCCCCGCCTCCGCTGCTCCGCCCGCGTCTTCCTGCCGTGGCACGACTCACACAGCACCTGGAGGTTGCCCTCGTCATCGGTCCCGCCCTCCTCGAGCGGCACGATGTGATCGACATGGGCCGCAGGCCCGTAGCACACGAGCGAGCAGCTGCGGCATCGGTAAGAATCTCGCACGAGGATTTCTTTCCGCAGGGATCGCCAGTCCTTCGACGTGTAGTGTGCCCGCTCCTTCGTGTGTGCTGGCTTCAGGTGGACAGGCGGCCTCCATCGCTCGATGCGTGCTGGCATCACTTCACCTGCACAGCCCCCGCCACCCACCTCGGCGTATACGGGCGCAGCGTGCAGCGTCGTCCGCAGCAGCGGCCGTAGGCGAGGAGGACGGCGGCGGGGGTGTGGGTGGTCACAGCGAGGCCGCCTCGCGGAACGCGGCGTCGAGCGTGGCGGCGTCGAGGCCGAGGGTCGGGCCGAGGGCCGCGAGCCACTGACTATCCCGATGGACCTCGGTCGCATACTCCCACTCGATGCGGACGCTCTCGCGGGTGAAGGCGTCGGGGATCGACGCGATCGCCGCATCGACGGCGGCGAGGTCGATCCCGTGACGGATTAGCCAGAGGCGGGATTGCCGGGCAGAGATGGAGGCGGGGACCGCGTTGACCTCGGGAGCGTATTGCCAGCCGGATGGAAGATCGTCGCGAGAGACAGCCGAGCAGCCTTCGGGCGGCGCCCAGCCAATAGGCACGTCGGGCCGGACGAACGTCACGACCTGTCCGAGAGCGTTGACAATTGCGAGAGAGTTTTGCATCAGTAATACAGCCAGATACGCACCACGCCGTTCCCGCCGTTGCCGCCTGCGCCGCTGTTGTAGCCATTGAATGACGCGCCGCCGCCACCGCCAGCGCCGCCGTAGTCGCTGCCGCTTCCGCCGCTGCCCGCTGCGGTCGTGGAGTTTCCGGCACCGCCACCGCTGCCGCTGCCGCCGGGCAGCACGGTGCCCCAAGGATTGGCGGACGCGCTGGTTCCCGCGCCTCCCGGTGCCGTGCCGCCAGACACATTGCCGATGCCTGCGTAGCCACTATTTCCGCGCGTCGATCCTCCGTTGTAAGCCGTGTCTGCGGTCGATATGCCGCCACCGCCGCCGCCGCCCGGAGCGCACACCGCCATGGTTAGCGCGGCATAGTCTCCGAGAGCGGCAGTGCCGGTCGCGGAACTTGAGCCGCCGGCTCCGCCGGAAAACTGCGCGTACGACGGACTGCCGCCTGTGCCTGCCGCTGTCGTGCCGCCAAGCCCCGCGTTGCCGCCCGGTGCGGAAAAGGTCTTGCCGTTTATCACGACGCTCGTGACCCCGCCTGTGCCGCCATTGTTTCCGTTGGTGCTGTCGGCGGCCTGCGATGCACCGCCGCTGGCACCGGCACCGACCGATACGGTAACGGTCCGGCTCTCGCCGTAATCGGCAGACGACAGCGTTACATCGATCATCGCGCCGGCTCCGCCGCCGCCACCGCCGAACCGAGCCGACCCAGCCGCACCGCGCCGGCCAGACCCGCCACCGCCACCACCGGAAATGCAGATGAGGCGGACGGCTTTTGCCGCAGCCGGAATCTCGTAGGTGTACGAGCCGTTGGAGCCAGTGGCGGCAGCAGGCTTGCTCGTGCGCGTGAAATCGAGAGCCTCTGCCGGGACCGCTGCGCCAACCTGCGCTGCGGTCGGCGTGGCGTAGGTCTGATCGCCACGCAGGAACGTGGACGCCGACGCCGTCCCGCTGCCGAGCCTCGCCGTGGCGACTGTGCCGGAGGTGATGTCGGCTGCGGAGTGGGTATGCGCTGTCGGCGTGCGGGCGTCGGACAACCGCGCGTCGTTCCCCTGGCACGCCGTGCCGCTGGCCGTGCCGTAGGACACGACGAGAGCACCACCAGAGGTCGCCAGCCCCGTGCCGACGGAGATGCCGACCGTCTGGCTCGCGTAGGTGATCGGAGCCGTTGCAGACACGACGCCGGGTTCGCCTTGCGGGCCTTGCGGGCCGGTGGCACCTTGCGGGCCGGTTGTCCCAGTTGCACCCGTGGCGCCAGTGGCACCAGCCGGGCCTTGCGGGCCAGTGTCGCCCGTGTCGCCCTTTGGGCCTTGCGGACCTTGCGGGCCTGTGGCCCCGGTCGCGCCCGTGGCTCCAGTCGCACCGGCCACTCCTTGCGGCCCCTGCGTGCCTGTCGCCCCAGCCTGGCCTTGGTCGCCGGTATCGCCCTTCGGCCCCTGCGGGCCGGTTGCACCAGTTGGACCTTGCGGCCCGGTCGCCCCCGTCGCCCCGGCCGGGATCGTGAAATTCAGCACCGCCGCGCCGCTGGTGCCAGCGTTCACCACCGAGGCCGAGCTGCCCGGCGCACCCGTGGTCACGGTGCCAACGGTGATCGTGGCGGCCGGCCCTTGCGGGCCGAAGCCGCCGGACACGACCGCCTGGACCTCGAGCGGCTTGATCTCGACCTGGATGTCGCTCACCGGAGTACCTCGCACGTGCCCCCGAGGACGTCGCGGACGCCTGGGGCGATCCAGCGGATCCGGAGCCCGAGCGTCCCGATCGGGAGCGTGTTGCCGACGGCCGCCGTGATGACCAGGCTGACCTTCCCGGCGGCCGCGTCGAAGTTCGTCATCGCCGGCTCGGCCAGGATCGCCCCGTTCGTCAGCGAGTAGATCTCGGCCTCGAACTGGTAGCCGGTCGTCGCGATCGAGAAATCGAGCGCGGCCGAGTAGTCGTTCCCGCGCACGAAGGCGACGTGGAGCGGGCTGCGTGCTTGGAGGGCGGAGGCCATGCCGCGAGGGTAGCGGCGGCCACCGATTGGCCCTATGGCTGCCGGAGGTCTGCCATCTGCTGCCGCAGCTCGTCAGGCGACGGGTCCTCACGCCTCACGGTGTCCATCCACGACCGTTTCCGGCGTGGCACGTGGGCCAGTTGGTCGCGGAGGCGGCGCTGGAGAGTGTTTCGCGAGACCCCGATCGCGTCCGCGATCGCGTCGAGGCTCTTTCCCATTCGGAACAGCCGCTCCACCGCCCGAACGTGGCAGCCTGCCAGGATCATCCGCGTCGACCCGAGCAGCCGCCCCGAGCGGTCCCGCATCAGTCTCCGCCCATTCCGCGCCCAACACCGCGAGACGTCGCGTCGTACCATTCTGGCCTCCATGCCGTCAGGTCCCTGTCATCCGGTGGAACGTCGCCTCGTGATCCGTCTGCTCGTGGTCGTAGGCCGTGACCGCCACGGCCAATG